TGCGTCAGTGCTTACCTCTTCAGGGGCGTCTGATTCCACAGTGTCGTCTTGATATTCTGTGTCGCTGGCATCAGCAACTTCTGGCTCTACACTCTCGTGGGCCACAGGCTCGGAAGATTCCTCTTCTACTCCTGTTGCAGTCTGCTCGGTAGCACGAAGTTGGTTACGCTCAGTATGCTCTCGCATAGCGGCCATTTTTTGTGCTATTGAGTCCAGGCTTGGGACTGCTGGTGTGTCAGTGGCCGTAGTCTGAACAGGGTCAGGACTATTAGGCGTGATCAATGTTGTCATTGTTATCCTTTAATTCAGCGGGACTTGCGTTTACCGTTGTAGGAATATTTAGCAAGAACGATTAAAATACAAGTTTATTGATCTCGTTTGGGATCTGATTCCCACTCAATGATTCTGTTGCGAATCATCACTGCACGTTTGAGCGTGGCAATGAATGCGTCCATTGCTGTGAGTTGATTGGCCACTGCTACTCTGCGAGCATTGTCATCAGCAGAATGGCCCTGGATCATAATCAGCCCATCAGCGAGATCAAACTTGAAGTGGTGCACAAAGAGAGCCAGTTCACGGTTCTTTAACAGTGCTTCTGCGTCACTTCCATACTTCTTGGCTTGATCTCTTTGTGCAGGTGTAAATTTCTTGTAGTTGTTTAGGTCCACTGTAAAGCGTGTGTTAAACGCTTGAATGGTTGTGTCTTCTATCATATCATTTCCTTATCTAAATCTTTAACTGTAAACTTTGGGGTCTCCTGCTGCCATACTCATAAAGTCCAATTGGCTTTCTGCGTCTTCTCCAGCAACTTCTGCTTGAATTTGTCGGGCCTTGGTATCGTTTAGGTTGGCCACGCTCAAGTCTTTCTTGTCTGCAGGGCTTGGTTCACGAGTCTTGGCTGCTTCTTGTGCTTGTGTGATCATTTGCTTGACTTCATCATCCGACGGCAAGTAGGTATCGCAGTCTTTCACGCCCAACTGATACAGGGTGTCAGCAAAAGGCTTCTTGACCTTCTTGAATATGTCGGGAGTGAGTGTGCCTGCTGAAACCATACCTTGCACTGTGGTGTATAACTCTGTTTGACACTTCTGAATAATCTGTGTGCGGGCAAGAGCATTCTCTTCCGACATCATTCCCAGGGCCAATTCAATGTGAACCTGCTTGCGATCGCAAAAGTTCATATCATCCCAGGCCTGATAGTCCAGGAACTCGGGCCGTTTGTCAGGATGTGAACTGGCTGCCAGTTTCTTTACACCATAATCATCACCGTATTGTATTAGAGTTCGCCATACCAACCACAAGGCTTCTCTCAAGCCTTCTGAACAGTTGCGAACTGTGTTGTCTTGAATGATTTGGTTGGGTGTGAGTGCCATTTGCAGTTTCACACCAGAGTTGCCAGGTGCCATAACTTCAGGATTGAACACATCAGCCGGAGTGGTCATACCAATCATACTCATTGTGTCCTGCTGAATGCGGTTCATTGCCACTTCCAGGAACTGCAGGTTGCCTGATGGTGGGGGAACTGGATACACGTCAGTGGCAGGATCAAATTTAGAGTCCAGGATAAAGATGGCTGCTTCACCATCCTGTAGCATTTCAAAGTCCAACTTGTCGGGTTTCACACCCAATCTTGGCGTTGCGGTCAAGAGGCCCAGTTGAATTTCGGCTCTTGCGGCCGATGTTGCGTATTCCTGCATTGGAATTACTGATTCTGCTATTGACATTCCATAGAAGTTGCCTGGCAAGGGCTTGGGACACATATTGGCCACAGGGATAAACTCCACTTCACGGGCTGAGATGATGTATGAGCCAGAATAAATCAGTTCAACCAGTTCCAATTCTCCGTCTCCGTCAATGTCATAACGGTTCCACACAGTGACAATTGACACTTGACGTGAATCAGGATCTGCTGATGCGGCTGACGAGACAGGGATGCCCATAACAGGCACACTATCACGAGCGTGAATGGCCAGGTTGTTCAGCACTGAGCCGGCTTGATAGGCACCATTCATATTGTATTCAGCAAAGCGTTCAAACTCAGCAAGGTCAATACCAGGATACAATTCAGTTGCTTCCTGAATGGTCATTGGATCATAGTAGCCACAGAAGGGTTGATCACGCATTTCAGGCACAGTGGGATCACAAATCCAGTAGTGCTGTGCAATAGGGTGAAACTTCACGTTGATGTTGTAGCCTGTTAGTTTGTATTTGGCAGTGTAGATGGTGTTGCGATTGATAGCATCCTGTAGCACTGACTGTTCTGCTTCAAGGCCTGCTGTTTCTGCGTCAAAGTCATCTTCACTCTCGGCCATTAGGCTGGCCATTTCAGCATCCATACCTGCTTGTGCTATGGCAGCACGTTCTTCACCCAGGTTCTGTTGCAGTTCAGCCAGCACCCGTTCCATCTCTACACTTTGTCTACGCTTTGACTGGCGTAGAGCAGTGAGTCCTGACTCTGCTGCCTGTTGTTCAAATGCCAACAGTTGATCTGCTGTGCCTTGTGTTTCTACATAACGCACAATCTGCTCACGCACTGGCTTGATCATCATCATACCATTTTTGTGCATCACAGAGTCCATAATCCAGCGTTCCATAATGAAGTGTGGTTCGTTCATTTGGTTCACAACCTTGGAAACCATTTCAGTGGCTTGACGTGCGGCTGCTTCGTCCTCTTCAGAATCTGGCACAAACTCAAAGTTGATTTCGCCGTTGGGCACAAGTCCTTTGGTGATCACAGCAGTGGCATAATCCACAGCAGGCTTTACTGAAGGGTGAATATAATCTATGCCGTTTACAGGTGCTGTGGAGTCTGTTACTGCCAACACAAGATAATGATAATCACTGGCACGGTTCACCGCGTTCTTGGTGCCCAGATAACGCAGATATGAAGCCATCTTCACATCCATCTGATTCTTCATTCGCACGAAGTTGGCGTTTTGTTTACGGTTTTGATTGATCTTGTCAATGGGTATGTTTTTTATGTCGAGCATTAGAGATATCCTCAGGATATAGTATTTAGTGGTTTTGCGAAAAGCCCTGGTTTAGTGAGCAATTATAATTGAGTCGTTGTCATCTGTGCCTGCTGCCATACAAGCACGACACTCTGAACCAAAGTCTTCTATGTCTAATGGTTCAATTCGCAGTCGGACGCCATTGCCATCAGCAAGGTCTATCAAGGCTCGAGCGTGACGATCACACAACAACATCAAGCGAGAGCCTATGTAGAGTTTTGCTTGAGCAAATGTATCTGGTTTGGGTGTGTTCACGGTGATGCTGTCCTTCCTGCCCATTTGAGCACAAACATTGTTTTTTCAGCACAGGCTTCTGGCCACATACGGTCAGCAAATTCTTCGGCGTTCTTACAAGGTGTGCCAGCAAACACCCAGTCAGGCTTGGGATTGTGCTGTTGAGCATATCCGCCTTGAGGCAAGCCCAACAATGAGTTGTATTGCTGTGCTGACATCTGTTGTGCCAGTCCAGCGTTGGCACCGTATTGACCTGCCTGCTGGTATGCTGAATAGGCTTGATTAAATGCTGTGTTTGCTGCCTGCTGTGCGGCTGGTGATGACAAGTTGCTGGCGGTATTGGCTTGTCCAAATATAGCGTTGTAAAGTGATTGCATTATGCGTCCGGTGAGTATGATCGTTTCCACGCTGGCTTGGAGGATTCATCTCTACGCACATAGCGATCTCTTTGTGCTGCCATTCTCTGCTGTGGTGAACGATTGTCCCAGGGTTCTGCCAACCCATTGAGACATCCCAGTATAGCATATCTTGCTGAATCAATACAGTCATCTGGGTCAGAAAATCTGCCTTGAGTATCCACATAGTAGTTCTGTGCTTCACGCAAGAAGTCAGTGCAGTTCTCATTGATCATTAGGCTGCCCACTTCCAGCATCTGTCGCATTTGGTTGATGCCATAACTCTTGTGGTTGGTCACACGTCCTTCTGAATCTGGCGGATTCATAATGGCCTTGCCATACACATTGAGTTCATAGGATTCAAACAGTTCTCTAATGCTTGACGCACTCATTGTGTAGCGACCCTGTGTTGAAGCGTCTGGTGGCAGCACAATGGGCGTGCCAAACACTTCTGGACGTAAGAGATGATTGATATACTGTGTGGGAATGGCTTCTTCCACGCCCTGCACCACAATCTGTCGATGCAGCCAGGCTGACCTTTCGTATGGATCCCAATACATCAGACTGATAACTGTTTTGTCATTGACCAGGCCCAGGTCCAAGGCCAGGATGCGTTGTATGTTGGGTAGATTTCTAAAGTCAATCTCTCCTGACCGGTAGGTGGGCCAACTACGCAGTTGAAACACAGCACCTTTGCCCATAATAGGCTTGCCCTGCATACGTGCTTCACGCTCGTGTGGCAGGTAGTCACGTTCCAGTTGCTCACGTGTTTCTTTTAAGAGAAATGGTTCACCCCAGGGATCATATTCTGGCACATCATCCCAACTTACTCTAACATAATCGTAGCCGGGTTCTTGATTCCAGAACTTTGACACAAGACCATTTAGGCCTTTGAGTGGTGTGAACGAACACAGCACCTGACCCTGTGTGGTTGCTGTTCTTGTGACTATCTCACTGAAGAAGTCATCCGGTGGCTGTTCATCAAACACAGCCAGGTTCAGTTTGAAACCCTGCAGTTGACGCACCTCTTGTGTGTAGTTGGCAAACAGCAAATAACTCTTGCCGCCTGTGACGTGTCGTATCTCTACACCAATAGCGTTGGCTCCATCTCCACGCATAGTATCCTGAACAATGGCATCTCTTGGTATGGCTCCTGTGCCTATCTGATCACGCAGTTTCACATCTGGAGTGCCCAAGAGTTCATTCTGTAGCACCAGAGCCACTTGGCTCCAG